CGGTCCCGGCTGTGACCGCCTTGTCGGGCTATATGAAACGGCTCTCGCCGCCCCGCGCCCCCGGTGCGCTTCCCGCGCTAAGGCCGGTCGGAATCAGCCCTCGGCCGGGGCAGGACGCTGCGAGAATAGGCGCGGGCCAGTGGGTGTGCGGCGCGGTCCAGATACGAAAACGGCCCCGGCCGGTGAAGGCTGGGGCCGATCTGGTCGCGTCTTGCGCGTATGGGCTTCTGCACACGTTACCGCTCCGCTGTCAATATCTGGTGCCCGGCGGAGCGGGGGGCGCCCTATGTGGTCGGGGCCTCCGGCTTCTCGTTCAGGATCGCGTCGATCATGGCGGTGAAAACAACCGCGCACGTTCCGCCGGGTGTAGCGGCGTTCTGTTCTGCTTTCAGGGCAGTGAAGCCCGCCTCTTCCATCCCGTCATCAGGCTCTTTGATAGCTTGAAGGGCGGCGCGGGCGAGAGCGAAAGAGTCCCATCGCCCGTTCTGGGCCAAGGACGAGCTAATTTCTTCTCCGAGTTTCAGCGCCACTTTCTCCAGCATCGTGGTCATGGGCGGCGTCTCCCGGCCGACCAGCCGCAGGCAAAACTGGCCATCAGGCAAAGCCAAAGCAGCAGGCCGTTTATCTGAATATCGAGGTTCATGGCTTACTCCAGCCCATAGGCGACGGCCGCGCAATCCAGCGCGAGGACCAGGGCCGCCGAAATGCTGGCCTGCACCGAGCCGCTGTTGCTGAGCGAGCGGAGATTAGAGCCCTTCCCGGCGATCTCGCGCAAGGCCCAGACCGCCCGGCCGGTGCGCTCGACGGCGGTGCGCCCGTTCGCGCCCTTGAAGGTCCGGTCCTCATCCTGGATCAGCTTCTCCAAGTCCCGGACGAACAGCTCCCGCTCCGTCCGCTTGGCCGCCCAGCCTTCGCCGCCGCGGGTGATGTTCCGCGACTGGTCAATGGCCGGCGGGGTGAGACCCTTCTCCGGGTCGAGGAGCTCGTAATCCGTTCGGAACCGGAGCCCGGCCGCATACTGGTTCGGGGACAGGGACCGGGCCGTCATCAGGGTCTCAAGCCCGTCGCGCGAGGCGATCCGCTTGCGCCCTTCGTGTTCCTTCCGGTCGGAGGTCTCGATCTCCGAGCCCCGGAGGCTTTCCAGCCCCACGGTCTCGGCGATGTCGTTTGCCACCCGGATCGACTGCTGCGCCGCCGCGATCTCCTCCTCAAGTCGGAGCATGGCCTCCCGGCCCTCCCGGCGGAGGCGGAGGTCCGCGGACGCCTCGGCCTGGATCGCTTGGCGGAACCGCCGGGCCTGGCCCTCGTTGAGCCGGGTGCCAGAGACGATCAGCGCCTCGTTGTCGTTGGCAATCCCGGCCCCGTTGTCGTTCGCCCCGATCATCCGGGGGGCCGAGGCGCGGGCCTGGCGCTTCTTGCGTTGGCGGGCGGAGGTCATGCGGTCGGCTCCTTGGGCGTAGGGTTGGCGGCGGCTTCTCGGGCTTCGGCCTCAATCGCCCGGCTCAACGCGTCGGCGGCGTCCATAAGCGCAAAGCGGAGGGCCGATCCGATACGGGCGGCGGTGATCCGCGCGACTATCTCGGTCTGGATGGCGAGGAGGGTCATGCTGCGCGGTCCTCCTTGGCCCGCGTCCCGTCGTTGGCCGCCGCGACCGCGATGGTAACCGAGTTCCGCTCCGCCCATCCGGCGAGGGACTTGGCGAGGGCTGCGGCCACGGCTGGCGTCCGGGCTTCAAGCCTCCGGGCCTCGGGTTCCCATCGGCAATAGTGGTCAACCCAGCGGCGGGCGAAGTCCTCGTCGGTAGCGTGGACGATGCTCGCCCGGACTTGGGGGGCGTTGAAGGTCGAGGGGGCCGGGGCGGATTCCTCCGCGGCCGGCGCGGCGTATTCTTTCCAGCGGTCGGCGTTGAGAACCACGGCGGCCCCGTTGGCATACTGGCCCCCGTCCTTCGTGCTGGCGGGCAGGGCGTAGAAGTTCTGGACCGCCGCCCAGATCGCCGATGGCATCCCGCCGCGTTTCAGGGCGCCGGTCAAAGCCCGCTGCACGTCCGGCGCTGTGGACCGCCGCTTCCCGTCGACGACCGGCTGGGCCTTGTGGATGCGGTCAACCAGGGCGGGGAAAGCGCAACCGGCCCCGGCCGCGATCTCAAGGGCTTTCGAAAACGGCTTGGCGTTGAACGCTTCGCCCCCTTGGGGGTTAGGGGGTTCTTTCTTGTCTTGTCTTCTCTTCTCTAGGGCCGTAACCGATTGATTTCCGGCGTTATCGGTGTCGAGAAGTGGCAAGTTCTGTCCGACACCCGCCGACTTCTCCCCGACTTCTCCCGACTTCTCCTCGACTTTTGCTCTGCCGGAGCGGGTCGGTGCGGCACCCTTGACGGCGGTGCGCTCGGCCTCGAAGGCCTCATCCGAGACGTAGGTGCGCGAGCCCTCGACGAAGGTAATCAGGCGACCCGTTTCGATCAGGCGGTTGAGGATCGGGTTCAGCTTCTGGACGGCGCAGCCGCACCAGTTGGCGATGAATCGCCGGTCATCCTCGATAGGCCGCCACGTCGAATAGAGGAGGTCCAGGACGGTGTTATAGACGCCCCGCTCCTCAAGGCTCAGGCCGATCATGCCGGACAAGGCCTTGCTAGGATCGCGGCGATAGAAGTTCTCGCGTTTGCTCATTCCCCGCCCCCATAGCTGAAGCGCCCGCCCTGGGCCTCGTAATCGGCCTCCCGCGCGAGGTTCCCGAACCGGGTCGTGTCGTCGTCAAAGGAGAGGCGGACGGTGCCGATGGGGCCGTGGCGCTGCTTGCCGACGATCACCTCCGCTTGGCCTTGGGCCAGCGTCATGGCGTCGGTCCATTCGAGGTGCCCGGCGCTCCCCGGCTTGGGTTCGGATCGGGCCAGATAATAGGCCTCGCGATAGACGAACATCACGCAATCCGCGTCCTGCTCGATGCTTCCCGACTCCCGGAGGTCCGAGAGCATAGGGCGCTTGTCGTCCCGGCTTTCGACCTGGCGGGATAGCTGCGAGAGGGCGATGATCGGGATGCCCAGCTCCTTTGCCAGCGCCTTGAGCGCCCCGGTGATCTCCGACACCTCCTGCGTCCGGTTGCGCTGGCCCCGCCCGTCGCCGGTCGTGCAGAGCTGGAGATAGTCGACGATCAGGAGGTCTAGGCCCTCCCGGCGGTGTTGCCGGCGGACGCGGGCGCAGAGCTTGGCGATATGGATTCCGCCCGTCTCGTCGATATGGAGCGGGATCGACCGGATCAGGTCGCGGGCCTCGCGGATGCGGCCGAAGTCCTCGCGGGTGATGTAGCCCTTCCGCATCTTGTCGGAGGAGACCCCCGAGGCGTCCGCTAGGATGCGCTGGGCCAGCTGCTCCTTCGACATTTCCAGCGAGGAAAACATGACCCGGCCGCCCGCGATTGTCCGGCGGCCGTGGGGCGCGTCCGGGTCGGCCTCGGCGCGATAGGCCCGGGCGATGTTGAACCCGATGTTGGTGGCCAGCGCGGTCTTGCCCATAGAAGGGCGCCCGGCGAGGATCAGGAGATCGGAGGGGTGAAGGCCGCCGAGCTTCTGGTCGAGGTCGATCAGGTCCGTGGCCAGACCCGAGAGCTTGCCGTCCCGCTTGAAGGCGGCCTCGATCATTTCCATCGCGCCATCCAAGGCGTCGGAAAAGGCGAAGACCGCCTTGGCCTGTTCCCCGGACTCCGCCAGCGTGAAGAGGGCGTTCTCGGCCGCCGCGACGTGATCCAGCGCGGGCTTTTCGGGGTCGAGCGCCTCCGCGCTGATCTGGTCGGCGATCCGAACGAGGTCGCGGCGCGTGGCGAGGTCCAGGATCGAGCGGGCGCAGTCTATCGCCACGCGGGGGGCCGGGGCCTTGTCCAGCAGCTCGAAGAGATAGGCCGGGCCGCCGAAGTCGGGGAAGGCGGGGTCCGCGGCGAACGTATCGGCCAGAAGTGAGGGGGAGACCGACCGCCCTGCCGTGACGGCCTCGGTGATCGCGTCGAAGAGGCGCTGATGAAACGGCTCGAAGAAGTGCGAGCCCCGCAGCCGGTCGGGGAGCCGCTCCATCAGGCCGGTGTCGTAGAGGACCGCGCCGAGGAGATCGCACTCGGCGGGGACGTTGGCGGGAAGGCCAGGCGCCGCGGTTTGGCGTGGGTCGGTCATGCGGCCTCCGCGAACTTGTCGGTCTGGTTGCCCCAGACGGTCCAGCCGGTGCGCGGGGCGCGGGCGAACAGTTCAAGCCGGGGGCCGTCGCAGTATCGCTCGATGCGGCTATGCGCCTCGGCCGGCTTGCGGCTGTGTTCTTGCCGCGGAGCCGTGATGATCTGATGGATGCTCTTGGAGATGCGCTTAGGTGCGCCGCGGCGGCCGAGGAGGATTAGCTCGGCGTTCTGGCGCGTCGTATATCCCATGCCAGTGAAGAGGTCCCGGCGATCCATGAACAGGACGCCGTCGTGATCCCCGTCCGGCTGCTTGCGGCGCTTCACCCAGACAAAAGCGAGGGAGGAGTAACGGAACCCCCAAGCGTTCATGACGAGGAAGGCTTGCTGAAGGTGTGGCCCGGTCGTCCAGAGGAACAGGTGACAGTCCTTGGCCGCGATCTCCGCGACGGGCAGAGCCTTGATCTCCGACAGGCTCATTGTCGGGTAGTGCCGCGACGGCGAGCGCGAGGTCTGGCCCTTCGGGGACCGACTGGCGTGATGCCACGGCGGATCGGCGAGGATGCAGGAGAAGGGGCCATTGGGAAGGGACTCGGTCATTCCGCGCCCCTGTCGTTGGCGGCCTTCGTCATCCGGGCGAAGGCGTGTTCCGCCGCGGCGCTCTTGACGGCCCGGTCCAGCCGGAAGATCGCGCAAACGTCGGCGGCGACCTTGTTAAGCCCCGTCGCCGTCTCGACCCGTCCGATGATCGGGTGGCGCTGCTCGGCGGCCACGTCGATCAGGTAGCCCAGAAGCCCGGCCTTCTCGGCGGGGTCTTGGAGGTCGGCAAGGGCGGACAGGATCAGCCGGCGGGCGGTCATGCGGAGGAAGCTCGCCCGGGCGGCGCGTTCGGCCCTGGCGCGCGGTGCCTCCCGGCTCCGGTCGATACGCTCGGCCATCCAGACCTGTTTGCCGTTGGTCACGCGGCCAGCTCCCGCATCAGGCCGGAAAGGTTGCGGCGGTGCGCCAGCGCCTTTCCGATCCGGTCGTGGGCGCTTTCGAGGGCGTCGTCGGACATGGCCGCGATCCGGTCGTCCGAAAGTCCCCCGCCGCTCCGCTCAATAATCTCGATGCGGCGTCGCCGGTTTGGGGTCCGCCGGATAAAGCCTTGCTGCTCAAGGGCGACCACGCTCCCGTGAACCGCCCTCATGCTAACCAGCCCGGTGTGATGGGATATCTCCCGGATCGAGGGCGAAACGCCGTCGACGGTAAGGTCTCGGATGGCGATAAGGACGGCGTTTTCGATAGGGCTCATTTCGGCCCCCGTAGCCCGTAGAGAACCAGGGTCCGCTTGGCCTGGATCAGGTGGCGCACAGGCTTGTGGTTCCGGCGAGCGTCCGCGATCTGGCGCTCTATCGGCCGAAGGGCGCGGCGGAGACGCCAGCGGGCCAGTTCGTAGCGGAAGATTTCAAGGAGGCGGTTCATCAGGTCACCCATCCGTCGTTGTCGTTCATGTGAGCCCGGCAGACCCGGGCGAGGGCGGCGTTTGCAGCGGCTTGGGCTCCGGCCATACCGGCCACGTCCCGGATCGCCCGGAGGGAGCCCTCGATCCGGGCGGCTTCAATGCGGATGACGTCGGCCATCAGCATTGCCGTGCGGATTTCGTGGGCGACGGTCACGCCGCGTTCTGGCGGGCTTCATCCCACACAGTCCGCTCGGTTTCCCGCCGGTTCGGCCGGTCCCGCTCAATTCGTTCGTGCCGCGTGAAGAACGGCGCGGCGCTTGTCGTCTGGCCCTTGAAAGCCTTGGAGCTATCGACGCCGACCGCGTAATGGCCAGCGCACCAGCCCCGGGCCAGAACCGGGTTGCAGCAGGATAGGGCGGACGCGCCTTCGCCGAGGAGCCAAGTGCACTCCCCATAGGCGCGCTCCACCCAGGGCCGGGCGTTCGGGCTCTCGACGCTTGCGGCGGTCACGCGCACCGGAGGCGGCGCGGCGGCGGGCTTGATCGCGTCGTTGGCCGGCTGGGGGAGGTCGCCGAAAACCAGCGCGGGCTTGTTCTTTGGCGTGGTGATCTTGATACGGGTGACGACTTTGGCGGGCTTCGACGCGGGCTGCCGCGCGTGTGTCATCCAGCCCATGCGGTGGGCCTTGCCGATGATACTGTTCCGGGTAGCTCCGTGGCCGAGGATGGCCGCCACTTCGGTCGCGCTCTTGCCCTCGTCGATGTAGAGCCTCCGCGCCAGCTCAAGCCGGTCGTCGGTCCAGAAGACGCCGGCGCGGGGCGAGAGGCCGAGGCGCTTCCGCATCGCGTCCATCGTCGCTTGGCCGATGCGGAAACGGGCCAGGATCGCGGCAACCGTGACGCCCTCTTCCCAAAGGGCGGTGAAACGGCGCTCGTCGGCTTCGGTAAGGCGGGCTGTCACGGTTGTGCGCTCCGTTGAAAGTTGAGGGGGTCCCAGCGTCCGGCATGG